ATCCTCATACCTACAAGCCACCCATTGAAGCTGAGCAAGCAGATTTTGATAGCTGGGAGGTAGGGTGATGAGTGCAACCAATAGAGGCTCCAAACGACGAGAAAGCGATTTCTACGAAACGCCTCATGATGTAATCCATGACTTCCTAGAAGATCATTTTAAGGGCAAATACAAAGTGATCTTAGAGCCGTGCTGTGGTAGTGGAAACATGGTACGCGTGCTCCGGGAACACTTTCCCGAATCGACAATCATTGCCCAGGACATTTTGCCCGTGGCGCCTATTAGGCAGGCTAACGTGACCCATTGCGAGAGTGATTTTTTGACTGAGCCAGCACTGAGCACGCCAGTTGATCTCATTTTCACCAATCCTCCCTACAGCATAGCTGAAAAAGTAATTAGAAAAGCACTTATGACGTATCCAGATGCAACAGTTGTGATGCTTTTGCGTTTAGACTTTTTGGGATCACAAGAACGGTTTGAGTTTTGGAAACGTCATCCGGTCAACTGCATCTACCCATTAGCTTGTAGACCAAGCTTCACCGGGGATGGCGGGACAGATAGCAATAACTACGCCTGGTTTGTCTGGTATCCCGGACGTACCGATCAACGGATTATCCCGACATGGGGGAGGGCTACGTTTTGACCAATAAATACAACCTAGTTGAACTACTAAATTACATCGATCCAGCCCTACTTGACTATCAAGAATGGTGTTCCGTAGGTATGGCCCTCAAGGACGAGGGCTATACCGCAGCGGACTGGGATTCGTGGAGCAGGCGAGACTCGAAGCGTTATCATGCCGGCGAGTGTTTCAAAAAGTGGGATACCTTCAAAGGTACCTCAGAGCCGGTAACAGGTGGGACGATTGTGCAGATGGCTAAGGACCATGGCTGGGAGCCAGAGAGAGGGCACGCCTTGGATTGGGATGCTACGATAGGGCCCAAGGATGAGCTTGTAGTTATTGATCGCCACTGGCTAGAGGGCAAAGAGGTTGAAGAACCTGCCAATTGGGATCCGGTCTCTGACTTGATTCGATACTTAGACACCCTATTCGAGGCTGAGGAACATGTAGGTTATGTGACGGAGTCGGGTTGGAATGAAGAGAGACAAACCTATTTCCCAAAAAGGGGGGCATATGATCGTACTGCTGGAGAACTGATTCAACAATTAGGTACCTGCCAAGGCGATATTGGGTCTGTACTGGGAGACTACAAACCAGAAGTTGGGGCATGGATTAGGTTTAACCCATTGGATGGCAACGGAGTTAAGGATGCCAATGTCACCGAGTATCGGTATGCATTGGTAGAAGCAGATGAAGATGAACATGGCAAGGAGATCCCTATTGATGAGCAACACGCCATGATCAGAGAACTAGAGTTGCCAGTTGCTTGTTTGGTACATAGTGGCAAGAAGAGCCTCCACGCCATAGTTAGGATCGATGCAAAAAACTATGATGAGTACCGGAAAAGGGTTGATTATCTCTATGATGTATGCCGAAAAAACGGCTTCCATATTGATAAAGGCAACAAAAATCCCAGCAGGCTCTCAAGAATGCCTGGCGTCTTGCGTAATGGCCATAAACAGTTTCTAGTCGATACCAATTTCGGAAAGGAATCCTGGAATGAATGGGCAGAGTGGATCGAGGCAGTAAACGATGACCTTCCTGATCCAGAGAGCCTTGCCACGATATGGGACAACCTTCCGCAGCTGTCACCGCCTTTGATTGATGGAGTACTCCGACAAGGTCACAAGATGATGCTTGCAGGACCTAGTAAGGCCGGTAAATCCTTTGCTCTAATTGAGCTATGCATTGCGATTGCCGAGGGCAAGAAGTGGATGGGATGGGACTGTGCACAAGGCCGAGTGATGTATGTCAACCTGGAGCTGGATGCCGCTAGTGGTTTTCACCGTTTCAAGGACGTCTATGCGAGGCTAGGCTGGGAAGCAAATAATCTACACAACATTGACATTTGGAACTTGAGGGGCAAGTCAGCTCCCATGGATAAGCTGGCACCCAAATTGATTCGAAGGGCCGCCAAACAAAACTACATCGCCATAATCATTGACCCGATCTACAAGGTAATTACAGGTGACGAAAACAGTGCAGATCAGATGGCCCATTTCACCAACCAGTTCGACCTGGTTTGTCACGAGCTGGGGGCAGCGGTAATCTATTGCCATCATCACAGTAAGGGTTTCCAAGGTAGCAAGCGCAGCATGGACAGGGCTAGCGGCTCGGGAGTGTTCGCCCGAGATCCAGATGCGTTACTTGACCTCATAGAGCTTGATATTTCTGAGGATTTACGCAAGCAACAAGAAAATAGTGCAGTATGTGAGTTGGCCGAAAAGTATCTAAAACGATATGTCCCGTTATATCAGAAGGAAGTATCGCAAGATGATTTGTGCAGCCAGGTTCAGTCTTTAGACGCGTGTGGGAGGCTATTGGGTCTTAAAGAGTATGGAGCCCTACAGAATGAGATAGAGGCTGCCAAGAAGACTCTAAGCCACAAGTCAGCCTGGAGAATTGAAGGGACACTCCGAGAGTTTGCTAAGTTTCAACCGGTCAATATGTGGTTTGAGTATCCGATTCATACCGTTGATACAGATGACTTGCTCAAGGATGCCAAGGCAGAGGGTGAGACGGCTCCTTGGCAGCGGGGCGGCGCTAAAGAAAAAAAGTCTGAGAAGAACTACAAAGCAGAAACCGAAAATGCGTATGAGGCATGTAAGGTAGATGGCCAAGTAACGCTTGAGGCCATGGCTGAATACCTGGGTCTTAAAAGTACAAAAGCGGTACGAAACAGGATCGAAAAATACACCAAATTGGAAATTGAAAACGGAATCGTCATCAAAAAATAGATCGAGAACTTTGAAAAACAAACAGGGAAGGAAGCAACGTGGCTTCCCACTTCCCACTTCCCGATTTTGAGGGAAGGAAGTAGCGGTACTTCTCACTTCCCTGACTTCCGCAGAGAAGGAAGTAAGTGACGTCACTTCCCAATTCACTTCCCGAAGTGCAGGAAGTCAGTCAAAAAACACTTCCCTTCCCGCTTCCTTGTAATTAAATTGTTAAGCGCTCTAGCTGGGAAGGGCATGAGGGAAGTAAGTGTACCCCTTACAGGGGTAGAAAGGACTTCCTTCCCT